TTTTCCTTATCACGCTGCAAGACTGGAAGAATGTCGAGCGTTGCTAAGTTATTGTCGGTGACATAGAAACCGGGGCCTTCATTAAGAATAACGGCCTCTAGACGGTCGCGTACTAGCTGCATACCGTTTCGACGACTACCGGGTGACTTATCGGACGGCGTCCAGCTAATGCCGATGTCAGCCATTTTCTTTTCAATGGTTTCGACATCTTCTTGGGTTACGTCGCGAATCTGGTTATCGGCTGGCCCGGCTTCCGGTTGGGTTTGTATCCAACCTTCCTGCAACATTTCGATTTCCATATCGCGGATACCTTCGGCGATACGTTTAGCGGACATTTTAAGGCCTTTGTTAGTGCCGACCTCTTCTGTCCCGTACCACTCTGCAATCTGTATAATAGTTCCGGCCGGAGGGCAGAACATACGCAAGTAACCGGTCACAGGGTCAAACAACATGACCTCTTCACCGTTGGCCTCAGCGAACCAACCGCACCAAAACGGATGCGTCGAACCCCAGTCAAAGGCCCGATCAATGCGCCAGCCTTTAGGAACTTTGAACCGGGGCAGAACGTGGCGCTTACGCGACCACAGGTCGTCAAACGCCCCGCCGCTTACAATATCCCAATCGCCAAGCAACCACGACCGTTTTAGCATCGGGTCGCTGTTCTGCATAAGGCTTTGAATATACTTAGGCGATAGGTAAATGTTTTCGCGCCATGTTCCGAAGATACATACCTGCGAACGGGTAATAGGTTCTTCCCGTTTGGTTCGCGGATTGAATACCATATCGGTATACCGAACAACATTGCCGTAGCCATGGTTAACGAACTTGCGTCTAACCCAATTGTGGCCCGGCCCGCTACTGTTCGTAGTGCTGAACACTTCAAGCGGCATTTCAGGAAGATAATAAATTTTGCCGTCGCGGGTTACTTGCGGATAATCCTCTGGAACAAAGGAAGATCGGTTGCACGACATCATCATTTCGTAACAGTCGATTGTCGGCCACTTAGTTAACTCGTTCCAACCGATAAAGGCGAACTCTTGACCGTGATACTTACTGTACGTCTTGTGGTCTTTAAACTCACGAAACAGCAACTCTTCGCCGGTCGGCCAAACCCATTTATAATCGCTTTTAGACGCTTTGAACTTAGCGCCACGATCAACATCGGCAGCAAACATCCGATGGGACTTGGTGATAATGTCGTCAAGGTTTTTGTATTCTTGATCGAAGATAACGCCTTTCCAGAACGTGCCATAGCCTAGACCGACACGTCGACGAAAGCGCGCCAATTGCGCGTCAGTTTTACCGGGGCCACGGGTTCCAGTAAAGCAAGTTTCATTGCAGCGCGTATCAATGGCCAACGCTTGCGAAGAGTTAGGAATGGGTTTCCATGTTTTATGCTTCTGCATTCGAAACACTCTCGGCCGCGATTAACTTTTTACCTTCGTCCATTAGATTCTGTTGGTTCTTAACCAATGCACTCTCCCAATCGGATTCGGTCGCATGTACAGGAACTTCCATAACGGCGAATTGCGGATTAGTGTCAGCTTCTTTAGGTGCCGCTTCTGGCTTTTTAATCATACCGTTAAGCTCGGCGTACAACTTAGCGGCCTTGATACGTTCGTCAAATGTCAGTTTTTCTTTATTGTCGCCTGCAACCCAAGACCAGACTTCTTTACAAAGGTCTTCAACGCCGGGCATATAGTTTTCTTGCGCCGAGTCTTCACCGGCAAAGCGGGCAAGTTCGGTAAGTACGAACGGATCGCCCGGCCACTCTTGCGACACGCGCAGAGCAACGCCAGTGTCCGGGAAAAGCGACAACGCAGCCTCAAAAGGCTTGACGCCCGGCTGTCTATAGAGTAGTGCGGCAAAAGCCGTTTTCGATAACTCTTCGTTTTCCATAGTTCATAGTCGCTTTTAGTTGTGGCCGACTATACAACAGAACTACGGAAAACGAATAGCTTAATTGGCGGGGGTTGTAACTATGCGGGAGTTGACAAACTGCTGATATTCACGCGGGCAAAGTGTCGCCCAATTGTTGTTATGGGCTAGTAACGCACGCTTAGTTGAGTCACGCAGGTGTAAACGTTCCTCTTCGTTGGTGATTATCGGCCCGGCCCAATAGCAAGAAGAGTCAATGACTATAGGCCTTTCAGTCCGACCACTTGTTGCGCAACTCGCTATCAACGGCAGCACTAGAAGAAGCATTAATAGCTTCACGGACGGTTTTACTTGCGGAAATCGTTTCCAAGGTCGCGGAAGTTTCGGCTTGCGCTCTTTCTTTTTCTGCATCATTGGCAACCTTAGTGTCTTCTAACTTCTGTTCAAGTTTACCGGTGCGTTTAACTGCGAACAATACGAACAGAATGCCTGCAATCAACGCCCCGAGCTTTGCCACCTTTGCCCACACGGTGCTAAGCATACTGCCAAACTCCGCTTTCCATCTGCCGGGCCATTCGCTTAGCGCGCGCTGGTGTGTCTTCGCGGGCGTATTTGCTGTCCAGTATCTCGGCCGCTGCCTTCGTCCAGTCCTTCGCCTGTACGGCTCTGAGCATCGCAGGGAAGCGCAACAGGCCGTCGACGCCCATTTGGTAGGCCATGTTGAGCAACACGCCTTGGCGCGCTTCGTCCAGCGTTGCGAACACCGGTAAACGGCGGCGCAGTTCCTCTTCTTTCGCCTTAAGACGATTGTTGAACAGGTAAGAGCTTTCTTCTTTGGTTATACCGCCGCCTTTACGGCCGTCAATCAAGACGCCGATGCTAATCGTCCAGAACCCTAGATGATCCTGATACGCAACCAGCTTTTCGCCTTCATCGCCGCGCAACTGCTTTTCGATATTAGACATTGAAATGTTTCCTTGTTTGGCGCCAGATATTAAAGATTGGATTAGCGAACAATACGACGTTGCCTTTAACGTTCAACACCGCCATATAAAGAAAGAAGGTTACCGCTACGCCCGGCCAATCGAACTTAACGGAGGATGGACTAACGAAGTAGTCCCGGACTTGAAAGAGTATATCGACCGCCAATGATCCCGCGAACAACGCGGCAATGACTCCAACTAACGGTTTGTATTGCGCGGCGTCATCGTCGTATCGAACGATACAAAGGATAATCGCCACTTCGATAACTACCTTTAAAAGAAGGGTAATCACTGCCAGTTGTTCAAACATCGCCGTTACTCCGTTTGCTTTGCAGGAACGGTATACGGTCAAATATGCGGGTAAGGAAATCCGGCATAGGCCCGCCGTCGAAATATTTCTGCAAAGCGGTTAATATTGTGGCCCCGAATGCACCGCCACCAAATGCGCTGATAGCGGCCACTACCTCATAGCCGAAAAGCGAAACTGTGTATCCGGTGAAGTATCCGGCGCCGATGGACGCAATCCAAAGGAAGAACGCTTTAATACCTTTGACCGTTGATGGCAAAGATAGAAAAAAGAAGCTTCCGACAAGTGCGCCCGCCATTGCATACATATGAATGCCGCCAAGCGCGCCAGCAAGTGAAACGGTAACGGTACTGGCTGCGACCTGCGCCCCGTAGTCAGACATGGTTTATCCCCTAAAAGTTTCACGAAGCATATACCGGCACTTTGCCACAGGCAAAGAAAAACCCGACACAGGGCCGGGTTTTTTATCTTACGCGATTCACAGGTTAACTAAGCGCTTCGACACCACCGTTAACCTGCAAGCCGACGGAAGGCTTAAGCCGATTGAACTTCGACGCGGTAGACGCGGGCGCCTTTCACTTCGCCTTCGGCGGTCTGGTTCACGAAGTGACGCAGTTCGAACTTGCGTTCGGCGATTTTGATTTCCACTTGCTTGGCCGGGTTGCGCAGGTGCGGACGGAATTCGCCGGTGCCTTTGCTGTAGCGCTCGTTCGCGGTGTTGACGGTGCTGTTCAGGGTCTTGTAAGCGTTGCCCGATTTGACATCGGCGTCGGCGACGAAGAACGACTGACCGATTTGCAGTTGATCGAACGGGTACTGTTCGGTCGGCGCTTGGCGGGTCTTTTCAACGAGCGGGATATCCGACTCGATGGCGAAAGTCTTCTTGGCCGGTTTCGGCGCTGGAGCCGGGGCGGCAGTGGCGGAAGCCAGAGCGGCGCCTTCATCGCTGTTCGATTCGTCGGCGACGCCGGAATTGCCGTTGGTCGAATTCAGCAGAGCGCGGCCAGCGTCAGTGATACGAGCCGCAGTTTCTTTGTCTTCGTTGGTCATGCCTTCGTTGACTTCGATCAACGGAGCGGCGCCTTCGGCCGGGGCCAGCAAGGATTTGGTAGCCGGAGCGGTCAGA